CGTGCTTGGGTAAACTTTAATGGTACAGGTACTGTAGCTATTCGTGCAAATGGTAATGTAACAAGCATTACTGACAATGGTGTTGGTGATTACACCATTAATTTTACAACAGCAATGCCTGATGCAAATTATGCAGTTGCTGGTTCATCAAATTCAGATGGAACTACGTTCGGAGTGGTGTCACCAATAACTCTTGCTGCGGGATCTGTAAGAATAACAATTAGACAACAAGCTGGTTCTTTTGTTGATTACACAATAAACACTGTTTCCATTATCCGTTGATTAGGAGAAATTATGAATTCAAGAATCATTTACCCAACAGACGATGGTGGCGTAGCAGTCATTATTCCAGCACCTGAGTGCGGTTTAACCATTGAAGAAATTGCCGCTAAGGATGTTCCTGCTGGCAAGTCTTACAAGATTGTGGATGTTGCCGATATTCCAACAGACCGCACATTTCGCAACGCATGGGAATACATAGCATGATTATCATCAATATCACCAAAGCCAAGGTAATTGCTCATGATAAGCGCAGAGAAGCACGATCTGCTGAGTTTGCGCCTTTGGACATCAAGGCAACCATTCCATCTGAAGCGGCAACGGCAGAAACTGCTAGAGCAGCAGTCAGAGCCAAGTACGCCACAATGCAAACAGCAATTGATTCAGCCTCAACAGTAGATGCAATTAAAGCGGCAATAACATGAGTTGCTAGATAATTAGCAAATTTTTTAATAAGGAATAAAAATGGGCGCACCTTCAGCACAAGTTCAATCTCCTCAATCTTCGACACCAGCAAGCAAGGGTTCGGGAATTTCGCCCAGTACGCCTAGTGGATCTGGTAAAGCTAGTATGGCGGCTACATCTGGCCAACCAACAATGGGTCAACCAAATACTAATGGTAATACTGGCATGAACCCTGTAAATGCTGGATTTGTTGCGCCTATAGATGGGGCTACTTCTGGTTTGCCAAATCCTTACCCAAATACCACAAGTCAATGGGATAATCAATCAACTAAAAGCCCTGCTGGGCTGGGTAAAGGAGTTTAATCATGGGCGGCGGTAAATCATCAGGTCAACAGACCACTCAAGTTCAAATGACTCCTGAGCAACGGGAGGCTATACAAACACAAACAGACTTTCTTAGAAACACAGCTCTTCCTGCTTATAAACAAACGGTAGGTGGGGCGCAAGATGTTTTAAGTAATGTCATGCCAGCCGTTACAAATGCTGCTGGGAATGCTTCCGATGTTGCATCTCGCACTGGTGCTGTGCAAGAAGCCGCAGGCACTGGAGCGTTGGCTACAGGTTTGACGGGATTGGCTTCATTATTCAATCCACAATATAAAGAACAACAAGTTCAAGGCGCTTTACAAGCAGGTCGTGAAGCAACCCGTGAACAACTTGGCCAACAAAATGCCATGTACGGTGGTGCTGGTGGTCTTGGTAGTTCTCGTATGGCTTTGGCTGATGTTAATTTACGTCAACTTGGCGAACAAAGACAAGCAACTGCCGCAGCAAATGCGGCCGCTGGAGTTGAAGCAAATCGTGCCGCCGCCGCAAATCAATTGGCAACTTTAGGCGGTGCTGGATTGACATCTGCTCAACAGGCCGCTGCTAGTCAAGTTGGTTTGGCTGGCACACCACAAGATGTTTACAGCAAGTATGCATCAGTTGTATATGGTATTCCGCAAGCTGGCACAACACCAAATTTTGCTGGTACTCAAGGATCTACAACACAAGGCTCGTCAAAAGGCTTTGGCTTTGGAAAGTAACAAATGAATTTCCTACCTGCTGTTCCCACATTTACCCAACAGTCTTATGGCAAAGACTATGGCAATTGGCAACGATATGCTGGTCTTGGTCAGCAACAAGCTTATGGTCAAGACGCAAGTCAACCTGTAAGAGCGCCACAAGGTGCGGTTGCTGCTGTTCCTCCTCCTCAATCAATGGGTGACCTTATGAAATTAGCTGTTGGACCTATTGTTGATCAAGCAAAAAGTGCAATGGGACAAGCTGGCAATATGGTTGATGCGGCAGGTCAATTAGCACAAGGAAATGTTCTTGGTGCGTACAACACATCAAAAGGGAATGCACCAGCTACTGGTAGTTCCGACTATCAATATCACACAGCGATTGGACAATAATCATGGCAGAAGCAATAGCGCCCCCTCGTGATGCTGGTTTAGTTCCTTTAAATCCAACAGTCAATGTGAAGATGCCGCCAGTAACAGGTGTCACTGTTACTACGCCTGTTACTGTCACCGATGCTCCTGCGGCAACACCAAATGTAACTGCGGCAGATATGCCACCAAGGGCGCAACAAATTATTGCTGGCGTGGCATCAGCAGATCCAAAACAAAAATTAGAAGCTGTTAAGTTGATGAATCAACAAGACGCTGATACAGCAGAATATCACCCTAATCTTCAACCCCAATGGGGCAAGATGTTTATTTCTGCTCTTCAAGGTAATTATGGTGATGCCTATAAATATTACAACGGCGGCGCTCAAAGAGAAGAAGAAGCCCGTGATGTAAACAATAATAGATATTACAAACAATTCAATGAATTGGGTGCTACTGGTGTTGTTAAAGACACCAAAGGAAATGTTCTTAATCCTAATCAAATGAAAGAACTTGATGCAAAAGGTGGCATCATTTCTGATTCTGATTTAAAAGTTTTACAGACTGCTCCTTGGGTAAATGGCAGAACAAATTCAACTTTATCTAACAATGCATTGATAACTCCTTTGACAAGAGCTACCAATGACGCATACAACGCCGCAAATTTAGCTGGTTCTGCAAATAAAAACGCAGATGAGCAAATTGACATTTTGCAAAAAAATGAAGGCGTTAGAAAAATTCTAGATCATATTTCTACATTGCCACCAGAAAAACGTCAAAAACTTCTTGGATTGGTTAATCAATTTAAAACCACTTCGGCTAACGCTGGTACAACAACTGAAAAACGTGGTGGTGCAACTGGTGGAACTCAAAACACTGGAACCAACACATCAAATATTGGCGGCAGTGCAAGTGGTGGTGTTGGTGGACAGACTGTAGATGGTGCTGTAGCCCCAGGCGCACAAGTTGGTGGCAAAGCTGGTATCAGTGCTTCTGATACGTCAATGGTGCAAGGTGGTGTAAGTGTTGGCCAAGGAGTTGGCACATCTGCTTCTAATGCAAATACTTTGCAAGAACAACAAAATGTTCGCTCATTAATTGAAAAAGAATTGCAAAATGTAACAAATTCAGCAGATTTTGATAAATACATGCGTATTCAAGCTCTTGATGCACAAAACAAAGCGGCCTCTTCTGCCGTACCAACGCATGTTATGCCGCCTGGTTACACCAACGTAACAGAGTCTGATTTGCAATTGGGTGGTACTAAAGCTGTTATAGCGAATCGTGTTGAACAATTAAAAAACAATGCCTTGATGGCGGCTTGGTCAAATGAGCTGTACAAAGCTACAAGAGAAGCCGCAAAAACTGGTGCACTTATTGATATAAATGCTGTTGCAAATCAATTTCAACAATCAGATATTTTTAAAGGAATTAACAACCATTATGCAGAACGAATGGCTGGAGAACTTGGTTTGCCAAATCCTTTAAAAAGTGGAGATTTGGTTGTCGATCCAAAAACGCACAAACTTGGAAGAAGGTAAGGATTTATTATGGCCGCAACTGACTATCCTCAAATTGATGAAGAAGAATATAGAAAAGCTACATATGGAGATAGAGCTTCTAAAATAACTCATTTTAATGAACCAGATCAGCAATCTGCATCACAAACACAAGAAGCTGTAAAACCGCCGACAAGGCCAGCAAATACATCATCAGTGCCTAATGCCGCAGCGCCTCCTTCCAGAAGTGGTGACATTGATTTAACAGGCATGGTTAATCAAGTTACAAATGCAACAACGCAAATGCAACAAGATATGCCAGCACCTAAGCCTGCTGACTCAGTGCAACATATTATGGATTTAGTTGCAAAACATTGGCAAATACCTGCTGCTATTGTTGGCGCTGGTGCTACAGCCGCAATATTAAACAATCTTATGAAAGGTGGAGATGGCACTCGTCCTCCGCCTAATCCTGGTGGTCTTGCAAATCCAGTTGAACCTAGCATGGATGTAAATAAACAAGGGCCTAGAGAACCTTATTTGCCAGAAGAAAAGCCAACTATTCAGTCTCGTAACTTTACTCCAAAGTATTCTGCTGAAGAACAAGCATGGATAGCTAAATCTGAAGCTAATCGTATTGCCAAAGAGCAAGACGCTGCCAGACGGGCGCAAGCCGAACCAACAACACCTAAACAAGAACCACCTGCATTTATATTAAATAAATCTGCCAGTGCAGATGTTCCACCTAATGAGCCAAAGAAAATTTGGGAACCACCTACAGCAGAAAGCATGCGTGCACAATACAACAGGGGCGTAAAAAATCCTATTGGCCCATCTGCATTTAATCATTTGGCAAACAATCTTGGACTTGAAAAAGCAAAAGAAGTTTGGGAAGGTATGTATGGAAAAACAAACGTACCTTATGACCAATACATAAAAGACTATTCACAAGCTGCTGGCAAAGAAATGGTGGGACCAAAACAACCATTAGCGCCAGGGGCAAAACCAGGCGGTTCTTTTGGAACGCCAAAATATATTCCTGAATATATTAAAGGTAGCGTTGATCCTCGTTTATTAGGCGGCGTAGCAGGAACAGCATTAGCTGGATATTTAGCTAAACCTAGTATTGAAGCTGCCGCACAAGCCGCAGGACAAGGCGATACTGAACTTGCAAAAGCGCATGCTTCAGAACTTTTAAATATTCATCCATTGACTGCTTTGGGTAATATTTTATTTGGTAAATCTCCACAAGAAGTTGAAATGATTCGCAAAGAAAAATCTGATCAAATTCTCAAACAAGTATCAGATTTATTAAAAGAAAAAACAATTGGTGCTGGCCGTGGCGTAACACCTTCATCCGCATATAAGAGGTAAATCATGTCTGAAATTGATCCCATTGCTTACGGCATATTGACACAAAAAGTCGAAAATCTTGAAGCCAAAATTGAAAAGCTTGAAGCTTCAATTGATACCTTAATTGCTTTGGTAAATCAAGGCAAGGGGGGTCTTTGGATGGGTATGGCTATTGTTTCTGGCATAAGTTCAGTTGTTGGATTTGTGACGCATACATTTTTGAACAAGGGGTAAGAAATTGATCCGATCACTCTTATTGCAATGGCAAGCACGGCTGTTGGATACATCAAACAAGGTTGTGCCCTTTATAAGGAATACAAAGCAACAGGTACTGAAGTGGCTGAAGTCATTCAAGACATCAGTGGTCACCTTGGTAAATTCTTTACTGCACAAGAAACCTTAGTCAAGGTTGTCAAAGAAGAAGAAAAGAAACCCAAAACTGTTTCATTAAATCAACAAGCGTTAGACAGGGTTTTAGCGCAAAGAAGAATGGCGCAGATGGAGGTTGAGTTAAGAGAGACTCTGATATATCAAAGCCCACCTGAGTTGGGTGCAATATATACAGATTTCATAGAAATGCGAAAGGTAATTCAAGCAGAACAGGAACAGCAAGAAGAAGAGCTAAGGCAGCGTGAAAGACTTAAACAATGGCAACGAAAGCAAATGATAAGCGCACTGCAAGACAAGGCTCTGTATCTAATAGCGACTATGGTGGTTATTCTGTACCTGTATCTAATGGCGTATCTAATCGTTCTGGACAGGAAAGTTCGATGGGGTTTTTAATTGGATTAGTTGTAATGTGTTTTGTTTTTGTCGTCATACTGCCTTTGATGGGGATGATGTACATGGACATCCTTGAAACAAAACATGAGACACAACACCAGCAAAAACAAATTCAAAAATTAATTAATGAAGCAAAGGAAAAATGATGGATTGGCTTAAACAAATCGCTCCCACTATTGCCACAGCCCTTGGCGGTCCACTGGCTGGACTTGCTGTTGATGCAATCTCTAAAGCTGTTGGAATCGACCCTAAAGACGTCAATAAGACCATTGCCGAGGGTAAGTTAACCGCTGACCAGATAGCCCAAATTAAAACCGCTGAATTGGCTATGGCGGCACGGGCGCAAGAGATGGGGTTGGATTTTGAAAAGATCGCTGTTGATGATCGCAAGTCTGCCAGACAAATGCAATCCACTACTCAGTCTTGGATACCTGGCATTATGGCTATCGCCGTCACCCTTGGATTCTTTGGCATTTTGATTGGTTTGATGACCGAACACTTCAAAACATCTGATGCACTGATGCTAATGCTAGGGTCACTAGGTACGGCATGGACGGGCATTATTGCTTTCTATTTTGGATCTTCTGCGGGTAGCCAAGCCAAAGATCAGCTTCTTCACAAATCAAGCCCTACACCATGAATTTAACTTTGCACTTTACCCTTGAGGAATTGACATTCACTGACCACCGTGAGTTTGACAATACGCCTAATGAGCAAGAATTAGAAAATCTGAAACGTCTAAGTTTATTTTTAGAAGAAGTAAAGAAACTTCTAGGTGGTAAAGCAATCATGGTGAATTCAGCTTTCAGGTCTGAGCAAGTCAATGCTGCGGTCGGTTCTAAGGACACAAGCCAACATAGACGCGGTTGTGCGGCAGATATTCGTGTGCCTAATATGACGCCAGATGAAGTGGTGCAAGCAATTATCAATTCTGATTTGCAGTATGACCAATGCATAAAAGAGTTCGACAGGTGGACCCATCTGTCAATTCCAAACAATGTGGATGAAAAGCCACGCAAAATGGCATTAATCATTGATAAACAAGGCACTAGGGCATATTCTTAAATTAATTTGTCACATATATGTGTGGTAATACTACCAATTCAACAAGGCGCATATATGAAACTGCTTGACCAAGAATTCCTTGAATTGTGGAAACAATATCAGTCAGCAACTGACATGGCGGCGGCTACTGGGATGAACATTAGAAATATTTCTCGTAGACGTAGGGCTTTAGAAATTAAATATGGTGAGTCTTTAGAAGCAAAAAAACCTGTACAAAATATATCTACAAAACCTAGCGCAGCCCGTAAAGACTTGGGGATGTTAAATGGCACTGTCATTGTTTTTAGTGATGCTCATTTTTGGCCTGGTATACATACTACGGCATTTAAAGGACTTCTATGGGCTATTAAAGAGTTTAGACCCAATGCAGTTATTGCCAATGGGGATATTTTTGATGGCGCTAGTATTTCTCGCTATCCAAGAATTGGTTGGGATTCCACACCATCTGTAATACAAGAACTCAAAGCTTGTGAAATAGCAATGGGTGAAATTGAGGATGTAGCCAAGAAGACACGGCACAATATGCAGTTGATCTGGACACTTGGCAATCATGACGCAAGGTTTGAAAACCGTTTAGCGGCAAATGCACCGCAATATGAGTTTGTCAAAGGGTTTTCCCTTAAAGACCATTTCCCCGCTTTGCATCCATGCTGGGCTTGTTGGCCTGCGGAGAATACCATTGTTAAACACCGTTGGAAAGGCGGCGTACACGCAACCCACAACAACACAGTCAATGCTGGCGTAAGCATCGTTACAGGGCATCTACACAGCCTTAAAGTGACACCTTTTGATGATTATCACGGCACAAGGTTTGGCGTGGACACAGGCACTTTAGCTGAACCCACAGGACCACAATTTGAAAATTATCTGGAACTGTCCCCTACCAACTGGCGGTCTGGATTTGCTATTCTGACATTCCATGATGGACGTTTGTTATGGCCTGAACTGGTTCATACATGGGCAGATGGTCAAATTGAATTTAGGGGCAAAATACACAATGTCTAATTTAGACTTGTTTGCTATTTGCAAATAGCGAATAAAAAAAGGGAGTCCGAAGACTCCCTACAGGCAACTGCGGATAGATTATCCCACTAATTCCCAAACAAGTCCATCTTCATCTTCAACGAAGTCGCCAACTGCATATTCAGCTTCTTCGTCTTCTTCTTCTTCGTCTTCCACTTCGACTTCTTCGTCTTCTTCTTCGTAGTCTTCAACTAAGTCATAGTCGGCAGCCCAACCGTGGTCTTTTTGGAACTCAACGAATTCTTGAATGATAAGTGCTTTGTCAAAATCACTTGTTTCAATAGTCAATTTTTGCTCTTCGTCCCATGACCAGTCGCCGATGTCGATAATTACTTTGTACATGCTGTACTCCTAAAAATTTGTTACGGAACATCCCGTACACAAACTTTATCCCAAATAAATGACATTTGGAAGTTAATCATTATTTATTAATAATCATCATCTTGATTGAGGCGCTCGGAGAGATAGTTATAGATTTCTTTTTCTATTTCTCTGCGTTCAGCATCGGTTAAATCATCCTTATGATCTTTACCAAAGGTGTCTAAAGCTTCCCATTCAAATTCAAATTCAATCCCATTTTCTGGCTCATGTTCTACGTTGCCGTACCAGATCTCAAGCTCTTTGCTCAAGCTTTCTGACCAATATGTTTGTGAGTAAAAAGAAAATTCATTCATATCAATCCTTTAAAAATTCAATGGAAACTAAAACCAACAAACCCAAACCGACCAACAATACAAAAAAGCCAGCAACAATAACTGTCAATGCAAAAATGTTCAAGAGGCTTTCCATTCCCGTTCCTTTCTGCCAGCATTAGACAGAACTGTTTTGCCTGTCAAAGTAACAATACCAAGCTTTTGCAATTCAGGTAATCTTCTAGCCACCGCATTGGGGTCTAGATCAGTCCAAAACGCAATCTCATCCTTACCCATAGGGCCATGTTCAATAAGGGCTAAATGGATCGTTTGGAAGTGATTTGAGGCAGTGCTAACTTGTTCTGCAGCTTCATGGCTAGTTGTTGGATCTGTTTTGCGAGATCTATTAAATATTGGTAAATCAAAAAAAGCTTTAACAGTACCGCCAAAGTGAATATCGTCTAATTTGCTCATTGTTTTCTCCTGAAAGTTTCTCTTAAAAAGTGAGGTACTTGCGTCTGCTTTCCCTCTGTTGGTTATTCTAGCATAGTTTATTGTCAGAAGGGAATATCATCATCCATATCTTCAAAACCGCCCTTTGATTTGCGGGTTGGCTCCGAGCTTTGCCTGGTTGACGGGGTTTTGGGTTTGATTGATAGGGATAAAAAGCTTTTACCTTCATTGCCCTTTTTAATCCAGCCATTCAGCCAATAATCAGTGCCATTGACATTCAGTTGACCGTTGTAATCAGCGTGGGTATCTGATTCTTTCTTTTCGTTTCTTGCCAGTGTCCCACGGTTGGTGGGATCAAATACTTTCTTTTCCATTATTTACCTTTCACAGTTTCGCCATGTTTCTTTAGGGCACTACGGGTTTTGCTGTTAAGCATTCCCCACAATGCAATCTTTTCTTCACCATCGGAAATGCCGATGTACTCTTCGTATGCTCCTATTAAATCGTCTACCTCCATTCTTTCCTGAATTGCCAATGACACATCGGTTATTAAATTCATGCGTGAATCATCGACACCAACTTGCCCACGGGGGGAAATAACAGCGCCATCACCTTTGCGGCCAGTGGTGGCGTCCAAGGCATCGTGCTCAACGATCTCCATAGCGGCCACCCACAAATACCTGCGTTGATAGGTTTCAACTGCACCTATGTTCTGGACTTCGTGGCAACCTTTGAGTGCTGCGGAACCAAATGGGCTAGTGATCACAATCTCACCACCTCCATCAACGTCCACAATGCATAGGCTTGCTTCGTCTTTGGTGAACGACACAATGCCAATCAAACCAAGCTGGTCAAAAATTTCAAGAGTGGGGTGCAAAAAGTCGCCCAACTCAAAATATTGATAACCAGCAAACTTATTAAGGCCAGACTTCTTGAGTACCTGTGCCCGTAACTTTGCCCGTGCTATGGCCAGTTTGCGATAAACCTCCATATTTGCTTTGCTTACTTCATTCATAAATATGATCCTTGTTTGTCTGCCCATCGCTCGTATTCTTCCAATTCCCATTCAATAAATTCACTTTTTGCATCATCATCCAAGTCACTGAATTTCACAAAGTGATTTTCTTGGCAGCAATGATATTTGTCATACTTTGGCCCCATGCAATAACAGCAATAAAGCTCATCAGATCGCATATGCTCACTGATTAATTGTTGTTTGTATTCGTTCATTCTCATTTCAATCCTCTCTTAATAAACTTTCAAAATACTTCAATGCTTGAATTCTTACAAGGTCAGTGATGTTTTGACCGTGGGGAGTCAATACAGCATCAAGACCATATTCGCCATCAGTATCCCTGCTGTACTGAATCATGATGTGGATGCCCTCATACATGACTTCACGGGTGTACTGTTGTTTGTTTATGTCATAGGACGTTTTGTTATTAATCATTTTTTTCCTCAAAAGGATCTCCCCACGATGACATGACCCCTGTTTTTGTGTTTAAGAATTGGTCGCCCATTTTTTGTACTATCTCACCGTTGTTTCCAACCCACATACTGCCCATTTTTGTAAATGTGTTGCCGTTAGAAGCAACCTTTGTGGTTTCGGTTTCAAAGTAAGTTTCACCAGAAAATTGATTAACTTTGATCATTTCAATAGCTCCAGGCAAAGTGTTTAGCCCAATATTGAAAAGGGTAATATTTAACAACTGATTCGTGATCAATGGTGATTGTTATGTCATGCCACCAATCATTGCTTTCTTCTCTACGCATGAATTCCCGTATGTCATCCATAAGGATGGATACTGCTTCATCAAGGGTTTCTGCTTTGCAATCACCAAAGGTTATTGGTGCAATTGCATGAATCGGTAAGTAAGTCGCTGTCGCTGTGAAAGTCATTGCTCTCTCCTGTTGTTACGCCAAAAATGACAAATGAAGTGTCTGATTAACTTAGGTTATTGTCAACCTGTTGCATAACATACACACAATGTTTACTCAGGTTTATCAATGGTGTGTATACTAAACCCATCGACAACTAATGGAGAACGTTATGACAGTGACTGAATTAGAAAAAAAAGCCAGTTTGTACAAGGTGGCTAAGGTGTTGGGGCTTACTGCTCCAGCTGTTTACAAGTGGCGTGAAAAAGACAAAGTGCCTGATTTGCGTGTGTACCAACTCAAGGAAAAAATGCCTGAGTGGTTCAGTGATTTGACAGCGGCTTAACATCATGTATACTGCAACCCGTCTTGAGTGGCATCAAGGCGATGAACTGGTAGAAACCCCGCAGGGTACTGTGTGGTCTTGTCGTACGGCAGGCGAGTCTTTTGACCAGTTCAATCGTCTTGCTGTTGCTCTCGCCAAGAGCCAAGACCACAGAGCATCTTGCGGGGTTTTTGCTTTTGGCCAGACCGTACTCCACACGATAGTAAGCGTTCAACCTGACGGCGTGGAAGAAAAGGGCACACGGTATGCAACCGTGGTTCAATGATGGTGATTGGCGGGTATGAAGTCGGTCATGTGGCCTCTGAGGTGCGGTGTCTTGCAAGCTAACCAAACCCAAGTCATTCACTCCGATGCTCCGAGTGGATCGCAACCACAACAGTCATCATCACTGAGCCACGGGCTAGGGGGCAGTTCCCGAATAACCCGTGCGACTGGTCGAATCATCAGGTCGAGGGGCGTGGCTTATGCCAGCATGATGATCCTGTTTATCAGGGGTAAAGTACCTTTCCTTTCTACTCTACGTTGTGGGGTAGGGGGGTCTTTGGGTAAAAATTAAGAGTAGAGCAAAGTAAAGGAGAAAGAAAATGTTTGAAAGTGGATTTGATAGATTCTGGAAAGCATATCCAACATCACCTCGAAAGGGTGCAAAGTTGTTATGCAGAGAAAAGTGGGTCAACAGGCTTTATGAAAGCAATGCTGATCAAATCATTAAACACGTTGAGTGGATGAAGACTACTGAAGGTTGGCAAAAACAAAACGGGACTTTTATACCTGCACCACTTGTTTACCTTAATCAGCAGCGATGGGACGGGGCTGAGATACCTGAGACAAGAGAAATAGAAAATCCCTTGATTAAGATCGAAGAAGACAGAAAAAAAGCGGTTCCTATGCCTGACGATATTAAAGCAAGATTAGATGCATTGAGGGGAAGAAAATGACAACAGAACAATTTTTTGCTGTACTTGGAACTATTTATCTTGCGCCTCATACGCCCCCAATCTTTAGTCAAGTAATGGGATTTGGCTTATTTTTTGCGGTGGCTTGTAAAAATTTGGGGTGGCTATGACACAAGATGAAATCATTGAGATGGCTGAACAGGCTGGCTTTGATTGTTATGGCAAACATATAACTTGGGATGATGTTATTTGCACAGACGAACTCAAAGCCTTTGCAAAACTGGTAGCCGCCAAGCGCACATGGATAGGATTGACTGATGATGAATTTAATGAACTTTATGATAGATATGTTCCATTAACTTGTTATGCGTTGTTGATTGAAAAAGTTGAAGCCAAACTCAAGCAAAAGAACGGCTACTTTGAGGAAAAGAACACATGACAAAAGCAGAAGCAAACAGAATTCTTGATGAACACAAAAATGGAATCAGAAGACATCCAGTTGTTGAAGTCACAAAAGCCCTTTGGGTCACAGGCGACCTTAGAAGAGTACGAACAGACTCTAGTCCATCTCATAAAAATGGCATCAACACAAGGATGGAAAGATCACGCATGGCATCGGGCCAAGGAACTTGATGTTAATCCAACTGGATTGTGGCGTGGAATTGCAAATGACTTAGTAAAGATAATGAAAGAAAAAAATGCCAAGACCAAAGAGTGAACGCACTGGCAGCGGTAGAACTGTTGGAGTAAGACTAAGTGAATGGGAGTTTCAAGAATGGAAAAAACTTGGTTCTACGAAATGGTTACGTCAATTGTTAATGGAAAGCAAAAAAAAGAGAGTTGCTGATGAAATACATCGGAATTGATCCTGGTTTCAGTGGTGCATGGGGAATGATTGACCACAATAATGTTTACAGGGCTTGTGGAGATATGCACCATACTGGTAAATATCTAATGACCCATGAAATCTTTGGTGAAATCATTGATTGTCTTCATGGAGATGACCATGAAGTGGTAGTCGAGATCGTCCACAGTATGCCTAAACAAGGGGTTGCGTCCAGCTTTAAATTCGGAGTGGCATATGGGGGCGCTATATCCATCGCACAACGGCTTAATTGCGTGGCGCACATGGTAACGCCCCAAGTCTGGAAAAAAGCTCTTAAATTGGATTCTGACAAGAATAAAAGCCTATCAATGGCACGGGAACTATGGCCAACCGCACCGTTGAAAAGACAAAAGGACAATGGACGGGCAGAAGCATTACTGATGGCTTATTGGTTAAGGAAACAAAGTGGTATCGATTGAGAATCCATTTCAATATCCTGAAGGTACACCTCAATGGATAAAAGAAAAGAAAAGACAGTACCGCCGTGATTGGTGGGCTAAAAAGCTTGGTAGAGAAATTGGAGAGTGGGGTGGAAAGAGAGAAGGAGCAGGTAGACCAAAGAGAAAGACTCAGGAGAATTTCAACCTGAACTTAAACAACATACAGAGAATGAATTTAGAGGAGATTGGCGATGGAAATATCGAAAGAGGAATCCAGAGACTTATTGACAAACACGTTTAAAGCATAGGAAAAGCAATGGAAGCAATTGACCCAAACAAAGCAATCAAATTCATCCAAGAAAACGCCAAAGAATATGCCGAAGCAAAGGCAACTAGGGTGCATCTTGAATCATTTCTAAAGACAGTAAAAGCTCAACTGATGAGCGAGTCAGATGAAAAGACATTGGGAGCGCAAGAAACATTTGCATATGCTCATGGTCGCTACATTGATCAACTGCAAGAACTTAAAAACGCAGTTATCTCAGAAGAATATCTTCGGTACATGTTGAAGGCGGCTGAGATGCGTGTGGAAGTGTGGAAAGTGGAGCAATACACACTCAGAGCAGAAATGAGAATGTGATGTACAGAGATGCAAACCTACTTAAATTGGCCAAAGATGAGAAATGCTTACTTCAGATTTCTGATGACTGTATGGGGGATGAGGGTTCCACAACGGTGGCGGCACATTCAAACCTTATGGAACATGGCAAAGGGAAGGGTTTGAAGGCTGAAAATTGCTTTACAGTGTGGTCTTGTTACAAGTGCCATTCACTTTTTGACCAGGGGGGGTCTTTCTCCCGTGAAGAAAAAAACGACCTCTTTTATGAAGCTTTATTGCGTCAGATTGAGGAATGGAGGAAAATAGCCATCAACCCCGCACTCAGGCCATGGAAGGTCGAAGCGGCCAGACAGGTGCTTGACCATTTAATCAACTTATACAAAGAGGACACCAATCATGGGTGAATTCATTCTTACCTTGCTCCATGCAGCCACCAATACCCATATCTTGCATTGGCAAACAAAATCCTTTGCTGATCACATGGCTTTGAATGAGTTTTACCAAGCATTGCCCGAATTGATAGATGCAGTTGTAGAAGCCACACAAGGCCGTTATGGCCAAATAATTGAATATCCTGTCCAATACTATGCACCTGCGGCAAATGGTCTTGAAGAGCTTGAAATGCTGAAAGATTACGTTGATGAGGAACGGCATAAGGAAGGCATCCCACAGGATAGCGAAATCCAAAACCTGATTGACGAGATAGCCAGCCAGATAGACAGCACGTTGTACAAGTTGCGATTCTTAAAATAGTCTGCGGAAAATTCATAATTTAGACTCTAAAAAAAATAGGGGTCTAAATTTTTTGGGGAGGGGGGGTCTTTTCTTACACACAAGAAAAATCTCATTTTTTTAAGTATTACTGTTGTTTTATACAGTATTACTGGATATATACAGTAGTAAAATAGTTGTATAATACTTTTTTCAATCGGCGGACATAGTGTCATTAGTAGTCGCTGTTTTTCCCTTAGAAGATCGCTGATTTTGCCTTGATTTTGCTGGGTTTTCGGCCTGTTTTCGGCCTGTGGTGGCCAACTTGTGGCATGGTGCAGCCTGTGGCCTGTGATCGGTGGCTGCTGGTGATCGGTGATCAGCTGCTGGCTGCTGGTGGCCTGTGCTGCCCTGATCTGCTGGCCTGATCTGCTGGCATTGTCGCTGGGTTTATAAAATACCCCTAAAATCGATTTTAAGCCACCTAGAATCGATTTATTGTCGCTGGGTGATGCACAGGTGGCATGATGCACTAAAAACCCCTTAAAAAGCCTATTTTGAGAATGTAAGCACTCACTTCGCAAACACTGCCAAAAAAACACCAGTTGTTACGCTGGTGTGTTTGTGGTGATATTCGCTGATCAGGGCATGCGATCGATCAGTACCCAGAATTGATCTGGCAGCACTATGCGGATCTGCCACTGGCCAGATATTGGCCTGCAGTAGATCAGGCCATTGTGCGAGCCTGTGACGGTCCACAGGGCTGCATTATCGTCAGTGGTTATCACACCTACAGCGCCGATCATGCTGCCACCTGTGACATGTAAAACACTTTTTCGACTTTAGCTTTCCCTGTGCCATGTGCTGGGAAACCTATTATTGTTTCACGCTGTCGCTGACACAGCTGGCAGGTGGCGCAGCTGACATCGTCTCTATATGTCGCTGGGCAGGTGATAACTTTATGGCCAGCTGGTGTGGTCAGCTGGGCAGGTGCATCAACAGGCAACACCACCACCACAGGACCAGCACCTGTGTCATACAACTGGTCAGCATGGTGCAGGTCATTCGCTGACAGGTTTACAGTGAAATTCCATGTGTTGGCCTGTTTCACCCAGTACAAAGCTTCTGCGCTGTGTTTGTGTGTATATGTAAAACCCCTGCGGCCTGTGTTTGCTTTGACCAGCTGTCCCAGTGCAACAGGATCGACAGATTCACCAATGCCAGGCAGATCACCAGCTTGATTGTGTCTCCACAGCTGGCCATCGGGCAGCGCTGCGATAGTGTCGCAGAATTCTGACCATGCCATGCCCCTATCACCTGCGGTCACTTTGGCCCAGTGTAGGGCCAGTGGTCCACTGTCAGCGTAGCAACCCTGTTTTTTAAATGGACAGCTACTAGGGCAGGTTTCGGCGCTGCTAGTACTTGCAGGGATCGGCCCTGTTTTTGCATTCGCTGACTTCATAGTTAGATGTACTTGCATATTAAACCCCTAAAAAAATAATAAAAAACAAAAACACAGCTGCGACAGCGCAGGCCAGCATTACAGGTTTATCAGTAGAGTCGATCATGCTTTCCCCTTTTGAATTGTGGTGGTGATACGGGGTACGTTAACCACTGTTTTTGTGTGTGCTGTCAACAGCTGACGTGACGGGTTGAAATGCATGGCCACTGCTTCCCAGTTAACACGATCTGACTCTGACTCTGCTGTGACCAGCGACTGCCAGCGACTGCCCAGATAACGACCTGCGCCCTGCGCTTTAATAGTGGCTTTAATGCTGTCGATCTGTGCTTTAAGCACTGCAGCATCATCTTCTAATTGACCCAGCTGATCAACCAGCAGATCAATTGACGGCGTCAGCGTGATCACTGCAGCTGTTGTGGTGTGTGTGGTGGTTTCCATGGTGGTTCCTTTGCTTTACTGTGGTTAAAAATTAAATACTTTTTGACTCTAAACGCTCTGCATCTTGTGCATTTGCATAAACTCTGGCCAGATCAGAATTAAATGCATTTAAAAGCTTTTCACGATTATTAGAATCGGCCAGCTGTAATGCACATCCAACGCTAGACATGAACGAGCCGTAATGGCCATCTTGCAATATGCGTGCTATTTTGAATACTTGATCAGGTGTGAAAACAATCATTTTTTGCCCCTTGTGAATAACTGATGTTTACTGTCGCTGGCACTGTTGCCAGTGATAAATACTATGCAAACAATGTGCCACCTATTAAACCCAGCGATAATTAAACCTTATGACAACAGAATCAACATTATTTTAGAATTGACCATATCCCATATTGGTGCATTATTTAATGTCGCGCATGACAATAGTGCATAGAATCACCGATAGAGTGCATGCTGTGGATACTGTGGATAAGTAGCACCCCTGTGGATATCTGTTTGATTGTTTGCTTTATTCAAGAAAAAAAAGAAAAGAAAAAATAACCCTGATCAGCTGCTGATCACATAAGGGAAGAGATAAGGGGCTGACAGTGGTGTTTATAAGCTGCTGTGGTGATACTGCTGGCCATGTGAAACCCGCAAAAACCCCTATAAACCTTGGCCTGTATGTACTCTGACTGTATAGCCAGACACAAGGACAACTGGCATGGCCAGACCGATCAGCCACACTACAAAAACACGAAAAGCATACCTGCCCCTGTAGGTTTATTGTCGCTCCACAATTACTGACCAGCGAGTCATTAATTATCCGCAGCACTGGCACTGGTCAACACACAGCTGGCCACCTGTATACCCACCCCATGTAGGCAAAAGGGGGGAGGGGGGTAGCACTGGAAGCACCAAAAAAAGGGGGGGCCCACTCACCCATTCCCAAATTTTTTTTAAAAAGTCTAGCCACGGGCGACAATAACTTGTATAGAATGGAGTTTCTAGCGCACAGTAACTGGATTCATTTGCTCCTTGCTTAATGACCGACCATCCAGAACTCCCTGCGCTAGTACCTATTGCAAAGGAAATGAAATGCGTGAATGGTTACTTGCTGATCCTAGATATGACATAGACGATATAGTTGCCTTGGCTGATGACCAGTATGGTCCTGAGACTGAGGGCATCTTGGCTAAGAGTCCTGCTACGTTGCGCCGTCATGCAACAGTTACTGCCACTGTACAACTGTTTGACAAGAGTAAAGAATTTCTTGCTGTTTGCCGTGGTGGTGATTCGGAACAGTTGTTGGGGTTTTGTTGGTTTGACCGTGGGGGTTATACAACCTACTCGGTTGAAGAGATCTCAAATTCTAAATTCCATTTTGTTGATAAAAATTTGCCGTTGCGGTTGCGGTTTACATTGATTAATGAGATGATTGATCAACATATCCTTTGGGCTGGCAATTGCGGGATTCCTGTCATTTGCTCAACTTCGATTAGGATGGAGCATAGTGCGTTTGTTAGAATCCATAGTAAACGTGGATTTACTGTCAATGGTTCATATGCTTGGATGAGAACTGAAAAAGGAATTGAATGGCTACGGTTGCAAAATTTAACAGACCATCAGGAAGACCATCACCTGTAAATAAAGTCACCGAATATGGTGCATTATTTAACCGACTTAATGAAGAACGATTGGCTGCGGGTCTTCCCGCTTTAAAGACGGCTATGGAAGTCTTGATTGAAGCTATGCAGTCTGATGAATTAGATATTAAGGATAAGGCCAGAATTGCTGATAAGCTGGCTCCTTTTGAATCCTCCCGTGCGCCGATAATCTCAATTGAACACGTTCAGAATGTCCAAAGAGATGAAGAAGAGGATGCTGACGGCGCTCTTGAAAACTTCATGCAATCACTCAAAAAGGTTTAACATATGCCACTGAAACACGGTACTTCTAAAAAGACTATGTCTGCCAACATCAAAACAGAGATGAAAGCTGGCAAGCCTCAGAAACAAGCAGTTGCCATTGCCTATGCTGAAAAGCGTGAGTCTGGCAAAAAGAAAGAAAAGTCAGAATCCAAAGCGTCTGAAAAACGTGAAATGAAAGGCAAGAAATGAGTAACTACACATCTGGCAACAATGCCCCTACGCAAATGGCTCAAATGCCTAATCGTAAAGGCAATGTGTCTAAAACTTCACCAAGCAATAAAGGTGGTGTAACTGCTGTTACCCGTCCTCAAGGTTGGTTAGATCAGCCTGATGGCTCACAAGGTGCACCTGCTGCCAATGGCAACATTGCAACCCGTGGCCAAAAAGTAATGGTTACCACACACTGTGATTATGATGGCCGCATCAAAAATGATGGCTACATGAATACAGACCGCAACAATTTTTTGAAGTGAGGCAACTATGTCAGGCTATGGACAAGTACTTTCAGGTGGCGCAGCAATGCGTAAAGGTCTTTCTAAAGACATCAATGACAAACATAAAAGCCGTGAGAGCGAAGATGCTCGCCGTAAGGTAGTGGCTACAGCAGTAAACAACGCTTACAAGATTAATACTGTTTCCAGCCAACACACCAACAATGTGCATAACAGTGGCAAGTTTACCAAGCCTTCAGTTCCAAAAAAGACGTAAATGAAAGTTGGACTTTATGCAAATATTCACGCAAAGAAAAAAAGGATAGAAGAAGGCTCTGGCGAAAAAATGCGTAAGCCTGGAGCCAAAGGCGCACCAACTGCAAAAGCTTTTAAACAATCTGCCAAGACGGCAAAAAAACCAAAGTAACCTAGGAGTAATGAATGGCAACGTATGACATAGAAGCCCTCAAGGCTGACCTTCCCACAGCTAAAGATCTTTCACAATTTGTTTATGACCGCACCCAGATTGCTCTGGATCTCATTGGCAAATCAAAAGAAGATCAATACATTGTTGCGAAGAATGCCCTTGAGGGCAAGAAGATTCCGTCTGAATACATTACAGATGAAAACCCTTATGTTGACAAACGGGAAACCATTCCTGTTGATGAAAAACGTAAGTTGCCTCCCCGTAGCGCAGATCTTCCGCCCGAAGAAAACCGTGTGAATTTCTTTGGTGCATTCAATATGCCCCACCCACAAGATCCACAAGGTGACAAGAAAGTACAGATTAATTTCTGGAAGTATGACAATGAATTGATTACATACCAGATCATGGGTCCAATTGAGCAGATTGCCGTTGGCGAAAAGATCAACAAGTATGGCCAATCAGTTCCTGAGAAATATTCTTGGATTGATCCTCGCACTGAAGAAAAAGTTTTGCGCCGTCCTGATGGCACATATACACAAGAAGGTCGTGGTTTGTATTTGTTCTGTTCAGGCGAAAAAGGCAGCGGTATTTGGCGCATGATAGATAAAGACATTGGCACAACTTCTGCTAAGAACATTACCGACCCGTGGGCATAAATGGAAGATTACTCTGTAGTTTTCAGAGAACGGCTTGCAAGTCAGGCTGAAGTGTGCGCTAGGAAAGCCCTAGAAATGCTTCAGAAAGATTTGCAAACCAACCATAAGTTAAACCCCGAAGACATTTTTCACCTTGCTTCTGCCGCTGAAATTCTTTTAGAAATTCGGGACAAATATGGCAAAAAGTGAAGCCAGTAATTACATACTCCCACTCTATAAAGATAGGGCGTTAAAACATCTGGTCAAACTGGCTGGAGGAAAGAAACACGCCAAATCCCTTGATGCTGATCAACTCAGAGCAATGATGATTGCTAGAGACAAGATTGCTGAAGACATGCAATTTAATGCCATCAAGTGGTTTCGTCCTTTCCCTTACCAAATAACTTTTTTCAAAACAGGCAAAGACTTCACCCGCCGTGGCATGATTGCTGCCAACCGATCTGGCAAAACCGTTGCATCAGCCTTTGAGGTTGCGTATCACCTGACGGGAATGTATCCAGATTGGTGGGATGGCAAGCGATGGGATAAGCCCATTATTGCTATGGCCACTGGCGAATCTTGGGAGCAAGTTGCAAAAACGCTACAGTCTAAAATTTTAGGTTGTGACGATATAAAGCAAGCTTATAAGTTGGGATCGGGTTCTATTCCACGGGAGAAAATTGATGTCAAATCCATTCGAGCGGATGGCCAGAATGTCCTCGCCATTGAAATCTGGCACTCTAGCGGAGGAAAATCAAAACTCTATTTCTCCAACTACACCCAACAAGTTAGACACCTTCAGGGCTTTGAACTCGACCTCGTCCTTCTTGACGAACAACCACCTGACGAAATTTTCTCGGAGCTTGTTGTGCGTACA